CTTGTCCCCGTTTGCACCCCTGCCGGGCTCTCTGTGGGTGGCGGCGGCCTGACGGGGTGGTCGCCCAGGTCCTCGTTCGGCTGAGAGCGGGCCAGGGAGGGCCGTCTGGCGGTGCTGTGGCCTCGTCGGGCGGCGACGGTCCCCCTCCAAAAAGCCCCGCTCTGCCCCCGCCTCGCGGGCGGGCGCGCCTGAGGGCGAGGAAACCTCGACGGCCCCGGGCGGCCTGAAACCGGCCGTGACGCGGTAAGATGATCGGTGTCAGTTCCCCAGCCGAACCAAGGAGACACCGTGGTCAAGAGGAAAACCGCAAAGGACAAGGCCCAGGAAGAACTGGACCTAGCCAAGCGGATCCAGCAGAAGGCAGAGGCCCGCAACAAGAAGGCCCACGAAGACCTGGAAGCCTACAACAAGCGGGCCGAGAAGACGGCCGCTGCAAAGCAGGCCGAAGCAACAGCGGCAAAGACGGCCAAGGACGAGGCCGACCAACGGGTGAAGTTCCTGTCAACTCACCCCGCGCTGAACGACGGGGACGATGGGCTTCTCTGACGGTGCTTCGGTGGTCACCTGGTCGGCGATCGGGTGACTGCCGTGGCGACGACACACAGCCGCAAGCGGGAACTCAGCCAAGAACAGACGGACGAGATGCTCCGCAAGGAGCGGATCGTCCTCGAAGAGCGGATCAAGGGGAAGTCCTTCTACCGGATCGAGCGGGAGCAGGGCTTCAGGAACGCAGACCGGATCTTCAAGCGGGCGATCGGCCGCGACGAGAACGCCGACTTCAGGCGGGCCGAGGCGATCAGGCTGGAAGAGGCGCGGATCGACGACCTGCAAGCGGGCATCTGGGACCGTGCCCTGACGGGCGAGCCGAGAGCGGTCGAGGTCGCGCTGAAGGTCCTCGAACGGCGGGCGCGGATGGGCGGGCTGGACTTCGCTGACCTGGTCAGCGGGCAACTGGTCGAGGTCGAGCGGGCGAAGGTGCGGTTGATGGCGACCGCGCTGGTCAAGGCCCTGGACGCGGTCGGCGTCACGGGCGAGAGCAGGCAGGTCGCGACCAAGGCGTTCCTGAACGAGTTGAGGAACGCCGAGGTCCTAGGTGGCGGGCAACCACGGGCGCTCGAAGCAGCACCGTGAGCACCGTGAGCCCAGGCGAGCCTGCACAGGCCAAGCCCCAGGAAGGCAGGGCAGGTCACGCGCAAGAAGGCAGGGCAGGACACACGCAAGAGGGGCGCACACAAGAGGGCAAGGGAAACAAGGGGAGAGAGCAAGAACTCAAGGCAGGAGACAAGAGAGCAAGAAGACAAGAGGCAAGCAAAGCAAGGAGAGAGGGCAAGGCAAGAGGGAAGGCAAGAGGCAAGAAGGAGAGGGAGGGAAGAGAGAAGAGGCAAGACCCCAAGCAGGGCAAGGGAAAGCAGGAGAGCGCGGAAAGGTCGAGGGCGAGAAACCCAGGCGAAACAAGGGCAGAGGCCCCCCGGGGGCCAAAAGCGAAAACGGTCGAGGCGACGCGGCCTGCTCGGCTGGCTGCCCAAAAATTCTGGGGGAGTTTTGAGAAAACGTTTCAAGATCAACTTCTTTGCTACTGAGGTCATCCTTGGGTTCTCCGTTGGCTTGGCCCTGGGGATGCTGATTGGCGTTACACTTGTCTTCATGGCGGAACCATGGTGAGCGAACACGGCCTCGGGCGTATCCCGTCCTTCGACGAGCGGTCGAGGGACTATCCGATACGAGCGCTGTCTGTCGGCCCCATACGCACGAAGACCTGGCGGCGCCCCCTCGCCTTAGACCAGGGAAACACCCCTCAGTGCGTCGGCTACAGCCTTTGGGGAGCATACAACACCGGCCCGCTCACGAGCACCTACTCCCTCACCAAGCGCCACTCGATCACTCCCACAGACATCTACAACGGCGCGCAGACCCTCGACGAGTGGCCGGGCACAGACTACGAGGGCTCCAGCGTCCTCGGCGGGGTGAAGTGGCTCAAAGCCAATGGCTTCATCTCGGAGTACCGATGGTGCTTCTCCCTCGACGACGTACTCACCACCCTGTCTAACGTCGGCCCCGTCGTCGTCGGGACGGACTGGCTGACCGAGATGTTCAACGGCCCAGACCCTGACCCCGGGCGCACCGCGTCCCTCGCGAACGCGCTCCCCTGCCTGGGAGACGTGGCCGGTGGGCATGCCTGGGAACTGCACGGGATCAACGTCACGGAGCAGATCGTCATAGCGACGAACTCGTGGTCCCCCAGTTGGGGCGACGAGGGCCGGATGTACGTCAAGTGGGACGACCTGCAAAGACTGCTCGACAACCAGGGCGAGGCGTTGGTCATCCTGTGACCAGACTCGATACCGTCGTGCGCTTCAAGCGCAAGGACGGCAGGTGGGAGTGGCAGAGGATCAACGGCGACTCAGGGGATGTCGTGTCCACGAGCGGGGCCAAGAACTACGAGAACATGACGGACATGCAGGCGGTCTTAGAGGGTATGTTTGAGAAGGGAACGGTCGTGTACGTCACAGCCGACGAGAGGGAGACTCCATGAGCCACCAAGAGGAACTGTCGGCGCAGGGCGCCACATGGGACAAGGCGGACCAGGACCTCGCACTGTCCATCTCAGCCTATGAGACGCTGGACGCCGAGTTCGAGGCGTACAAACTCGCGAACCCTCCGCTGCCGGTGGACCCGCCACCCGTGGACCCGCCACCACCTACGGGCTGGACGAACAGGCGGCTCGGGTACTGCCCAGAGCCGAACACAGCGGCGGAGATCGTGCGGCTCGGGGCCTTCTCTGGCGGCCGTGTCAGGCGCTCCTACACGCCCCCATACACCACCTACCCAAGCAACCCGACGTTCCTCAGCGACCCCGCAGCGGGGCTCCGCACCGCCCACACGTTCAAGGTGCCTGGCGGCGGGACCATGCGCGACCGGCTGAACCGCTTCAACAGCCAGTCGAAGACCGAGGACGAGAAGACCATCCAGTACATCCTCAAGTCGGCCAAGAACAGCGTCTGGGGCATGGAGCACGAGCCGGAGGACGACTTCGCCCAGGGACGCTGGGACAAGGCGATCTATCGGACTGCCCAGGCGAAGTTCTGCCGGATCATGGACGAGGCCAACGCCAGGGACGGCGGGAAGCGTCAGAAGTCCTTGAACCTCATGAGTGTTACAGACCAGCCCGCTCAGATCGCGGAGTGGTACCCGGGCGACGGCCTGCTGGACATCATCGGGTGGGACGGCTACAACTGGCCGAACAGGAACCCTGGTTCCACCCAGATCCCGCGCTGGGTGGAGTTCGAGGAGATCTACACGCCGGACTACGAGAACACCGTTGCCCTCGGCCTGAAGTTCGCCATCTTCGAGTACGGCTGCATGAAGGCGTACCTGTACGACGATGCCAACAACACCAACCCTCCTACGGCCGAGATGTCAGCGCGGCAGGTAGACTGGCACCAGAAGGCGTTCGCGGTCATGCGGGACAAGTTCAAGCCGGTCCTGGCGACGTACTTCCATCACGACTGGTGGCTCATGCGTGACGAGGGTCACAAGGCCATGGGAGGCAATGCGTGACCCAGCCCAACATCGTCTGCATCGTGACGGACGACCAGCCGACTGGCCTGCTCGACGCCATGCCGTTCACCCGGGGTGCGCTTCGAGACGTTGGCATCAACTTCTCGCAAGGCGTCTCCCCGTCTCCGCTCTGCGCCATGTCCCGCAGTTCCTTCCTAACCGGCAGGTACGCTGGGCAGGACCTCGGCATCTGGGCCAACTCCGACGCCGCCAGCCTGCTCGCGCCCTACGAGAACCAGACCCTCGCGACGGCGCTGCACGACGTCGGCTACCACACCGGGCTGTTCGGGAAGTATATGAACGGCTGGAGCAAACTCGGCTCACAGGCCCCGAGTGGCTGGGACTCCTTCGCCGCTATCGCCCCTGACGACGGCGGCGACGGCGCGTACTATGACTACACTCTCCAGGGCACGCTCGAACCGGAGCACCACGGGCACGAGTACTTCGACTACAGCACCGACGTTCTCACGACGAAGTCCTTGGAGTTCATCGAGCAAGCGCCCGTGGACCAGCCGCTGTTCCTCTACTACAGCCCGTACGGCGCGCACGCCAACTTCGTGGCGGCGCCCAGGCACATCGGCGCGTGGATCGACGCCATCACGCTCCCGCCGAACTTCAACGAGCCGAACACGGGCAAGGCCCCGTGGATGAGAGCCCTGCCGCTCGCCGACGAGGCGCGGACCAGGCGGATCATCAAGGACCAGCACGAGACCGTCATGTCGGTGGACGACGGCGTCCAGCAGATCTACGCTGCCCTTCAGGCCGACAACCGTGCCGACACGCTGTTCCTGTTCTTCGGCGACAACGGCCTCATGCGAGGAAGCCACCGGCTCAACGGGAAGTACGTCCCGTACAAGGCGGCCACGCGCTTGCAGATGCTGGCACGCTGGGACGGGCACTACACGCCGGGCACCACCAACGACAGGATCACGACCCCACTCGACTTCACGGCGACGATCGTCCAGGCAGCGGGCGCGACCCTGCCCAACGAGGGCATCCCGATTGACCAGGGTAGGAGCGGGCAGTTCCTCGAAGGCGGGCCTGACGACGAGGACGTGCGGCCAGCGTACATCGGCTGGCGCACCAAGCAGTACCTCTACGTCCAGTGGGGCGGGGGCTTCGAAGAACTGTACGACTACGACGCCGACCCGTACGAGATGACGAACACTGCCTCGACCAAGCCCAGCAAGACGGCAGAACTGAGGGCGAACGCAGAGGCTGCCTGCCAGCCCAGACCACCAACCTGGCCATGACAACCTCTTGGATCGACGCTCTCGCAGAAGAGATCGATCAGCAGACCGGGGCCAAGACGTACGAGTGGACGACGCCGCTCAACATGGCCCAGGACCTCGACCAGTCATATCGGATCCGACCGCACCTAGAGTGCTTGGCGCAGCGGCTTTCCCAGGCCGTGACGGACGTAGAGAACGGCCAGTCGCGCTACATCCTCGTGTCCATGCCTCCCCGCATGGGAAAGTCCTTCCTCTGCTCGGTCCACTTCCCGCTCTGGCTGCTCAACAGGCACCCAGACTGGGCCATGATGCTCCTGTCCCACAGCCCTGACCTAGCGGCGGGCTGGGGGCGGCAGATCAGGCGCATGATCGATGCCCAGGGCGACATGCTGAACCTGGGGATAGCGCCAGACGCGGGCGCGGCGACGGACTGGGAGACGGATAAGGGCGGGCAGGTCCTCAGCCGCTCCATCCGCCAGTCGATCACTGGCCGTGGTGCCCGCGTGATGATCCTCGACGACGTGGTGAAGGACTTCGCCGACGCACACTCCAAGTACAACCGTGAGTTCGTCTGGGACTGGTGGACGGCCAACTCCCGTACACGGCTAGAGCCACCCTCCCTCGTTGTTGTCATCGGCACGAGATGGCACGAAGACGACATCATCGGGCGTCTCCGCAGCCCTGAGTTCGAGGGCGACCCAGACCAGTGGGAGGTCATCTCCCTGCCAGCGATCGCAGAGGCAGAGGACATCCTCGGTCGCGAGGTCGGCGAGCCGCTGATCAGCCCCATCATCGACGAGGACGCCAAGCAGGCGCACGCCCGCTGGGCCGACATCAAGCAGGCCGTCGGCTCCTACGCCTGGGCGGCGCTGTTCCAGCAGAGGCCAGCACCGGCCGAGGGCGCCATCTTTATGAACGACTGGTGGAAGTTCTGGCGCGAGGACGACTTCAACAAGGACGACTTCTTCACGCGGCGTATCACGAGTTGGGACTGCGCGTTCAAGGGCACAGACGACAGCGACTGGGTCGTCGGCCAGGAGTGGGGCGTCGTCGGCGCGAACCGTTACCTGCTAAGGCAGATCCGAGGCCGGTGGTCGTTCACCGAGACGCTGAAGCAGATGCGGGGCTTCATCAAGGACTCCGGCGTGTACGAGCACATCGTCGAGGACAAGGCCAACGGCACGGCGGTCATCGACGTGCTGCGCGAGGAGATCCCGGGCATGATCCCGGTCAACCCGACGAACAGCAAGGAGGCTCGCGCCCGCGC